TCACCAGTACTAATCAAGATGCAGAAATCGACCTACTGATTCCAAAAGTAAGCGAACTAGTAAAAACATATTGCCGCCGCACATTCGTAGACTACTACGACGAAGCAAAAACTGAAGTATTTGACGGCGGCTACGGCTCGCTGATCTTAAAAGAAACACCCGTTACACAGGTTATCAGTGTTCAACAAAGCACAGACTATGGTCAAACTTACACTAAGCTAACAAAGTTCGCAGACTGGGTACCAACAGGAGACTTTGTAGTAGCAATTGATCCCAGCGGATTTAAGCCAATGATCAATGGTTACAAGGTAAGTTATTTTGCTGGATACGAAACAGTACCAGAAGACCTGCGTTTGGCAGTACTAGATTTGGTTACATACTATCGCAAAAATGATGGTGCTATTCATTCAAGTAAAGCACCTGGCACAAATGCTGTGCAAATTGAATACATCTCAACTACTAGCTTGCCAGCACATATTAAACGTGTCTTAGACTTTTATGTGGCGGATTATACATAATGGCATTTTACACAGCTGATTGGTTTAAAAAGTTAGTTAAAGAAGACCATGCATATATTCAACAGTATATTACTAAAAAAGACAATGATCTTCGTAGCTACATAGATAGTACACTACCATTTACTCTATTCTTAGATATAGGTACTATACGTAAAAGTATTTTAATACCAGAGTCAAAAGCTATTCAAGATATGACTCAGATTTTAAACCTAGACAGTCCAAATCTTATTATTGATAATTTAGATTTAGCCTATCAGAAAACAATTACTGAGTATATTAATACTTTCCCAAATATTGATAGTTCTGAATTAGCAAATACTCTAGCTACGCTAAATGCTAGTATTGCTAATGAAAGTGGGACAATTAAGAGCACTATTCAAACGTTATTCAAGCGAACAGTAGTTGTAAAAGAACTATCCAAGAAAAATAAAAGCGTTCTTATTATATCCCCTAAATTTACTACTATTCAAAGTGACTTTGGTAAGCGCGTTAAAGGAAACTTTAATTACGATGCTTTTTCAGACTTAATTGATGATAATTTAGGTAACAGCCCTAGAAACTTAATTAAAGCATATTTAGCTAAAAACTTTGGAGTGTTACAAAATATTGGTCACGTAGAAGTAGATGTTATTAGTTCTAAGCAAGGTTCATCAGAAGTAAAGCGGGGGCTAGTAAGTCCAAGATTACTACAGGCTTTGTTAGAGTGGCCAAAAGACGCAAGACCTGATAAATTAGTGCGTAGTTTTAGTAAAGAAACAGGGCAAGCAGAAACACGCATTATTGTTAGAAAAAAGTTTAATAATAGTAAGTTAGTGTTAGAAATGTTAATTGAGTCAGGCCTTATGATAGGATCCCTGGAATCTCAAGCAGTTAACCTCCAAAAAGCTACAAAAGAACGAGCATTTGGAATAGGCAAAGCCCTTTCTACTAGAATAAAACAAAATGCCAGTTTACTTTTAGACTTAGTAACTTCAAAGAGTTTACGTCAATATATATCTGAAAATATTAAATCACATCTGTTAGACGGCAAATCTTCCGGAAACTATACTAGCAATACACCAATTGTACAGAAAACCAAAGTAACTAGAACAAAGAACAAAGTCGAGTTACCAAAAGTAAAACCAGTTTCCGCATCGGTACCAAGTCTTGGGTCCACAGTAACTTCAGTTAGTAATCTTACTGATCTAGAAAACTTACTGAGAGCTGCTATTAATAAAACTGTCAAAGACAACATGGGTGATGGAAACAGACGAGATATTCTAAACTTACGTACAGGTAGATTAGCAGATAGCGTAACAATTGAAAGAGTATCTAGAAGCAGGGCAGGAATGCTTTCTGTATTTTATAGCTATATGAAATACCCTTACGCCACATTTAGTTTAGGTGGAAGGCAAGGTACCCCTAAAAGCAGAGACCCTAAATTGTTGATTTCTAGCTCAATTCGTGAAATTGCACAAAGCAGTGTGTCCAATAGATTGAGGTCGGTATTAGTATGAGCAAACGTACAAAAATATTAAAGGCTATGGCCGAAAAGTTCAAAGAATTAGATGGTAGACCAGAATACCATACAAACTTAACCAATAATAGTTTTCCAAAGCTAAAGTTTTGGGACGAAGTAGAAGACTTTCCTTGTGTTTACCTAAGCCCAGGTAACGAAACTCGTGAGTACCATCCCAGTGGATTTAGTTGGGCTTACTTAATGGTTAGTGTGAAATGTTATGTTAAAAGCGAAGACACCGCGCAAGACCAGATTGAACTATTACTAGAAGATTTAGAAAAGTGCATAGATGCAAATCGTGTACTAGTCTATGACCAAGAAAATAACTTGGAGACGACTGAAATACTAGTTCAGTCTATTACTACAGATGAGGGGTTACTAACGCCTTATGGTGTAGGAGAAATAAACCTACAGGTGCGATATGCACGCGATTAACTAATAAAGCACAAAGCACAGATAAATGTCTAGTCTGAGTGCTTTTAGTTACAAATAAAAAAGGAATAACTATGGCAGTTAATTTAATCCGTAATAGTAGAGTGTTCTTTACTACTAACGTAGACAGTCAAGGCCGCATTCGTGCAGGCGCATACAAAAACGAAGCAGATCCGTTTTCAACCACTAATACCTGGGAAATCCAAGTATTAGAAGGCATGAGTTTTAGCCAAAATACAACAGTAGATACTGTTACCTTAAACGAAGCTGGAGAAACTCCTGCACGTGGACAGCGTAGCTTTAACACTGCACTAGAACCTCTGGACTTTTCATTCTCTACATACCTACGCCCATACTTAGACTCAACCACAATTACTTGTGAAGAAAGTCTATTATGGAACGCGTTTGGTGGTGCTGCAAAAATTGGTACAGCAGGTGCAGCTTGGACAGAAGGCACAAGCCCTTCTCCAGGCGTACTAGGCCTAACAAACTCTAACAAACACCAATTGCAAGCTTTTGGTATTATTGTTGTGTTCGACGACCTAGCTTATGCACTTGATAACTGTGCTCTAGATACAGCAACTATTGACTTTGGTATTGATGCAATTGCGTCGATTCAGTGGGCAGGAAAAGGAAGCTTGATTCGTCAAATTGCTCTGTCTGCTAACCAAGCAAGTCCAGTTGTATTTACAGGTGCCGATGTTGGTGCTGTTGGTCCTGAACAAGCAAATGCCAAAAACACTGCTGCAAAATACATCACAAACAAATTAAGTACTCTGCAAGTCAACAACGATATCAACGATTTTGTTGGAACTGATTTTTCCGTGCCAATTACTGGCGGATCAATCACAATGAGTAATAACCTAACTTACTTAACTCCAGCTAACTTAGGTGTTGTTAACTTACCTATTACGTATTTTACAGGTACTCGTAGTATCACAGGTACCTTAACAGCCTACTTACGTAGCGGTGCAAATAACACAGGTGGATTGTTAAGTGGCTTACTGGCCAGCGCAGCCACAGAAATTAACCCTAGCTATGCAATCAATATCCAAATGGGTGGTGGTGCAAATGCTACACGCGTAGATTTAAAACTACCGGCAGCTATGTTGCAAATCCCAACAGTTAACACTGAACAGGTTATTAGTACAACATTAACGTTTACTGGTCAAGGTTTTGCAGGTTCTGCCTTTGATATTGACCAAGCTAACGAAGTTACCGTTAACTACTACGCAACAGCTTAAGCTGTAATGTTAGCAGCAGGTGCTGGGCTGATCTCCAGCACCTATTTTTTAATCCAATACAAAATACAATAGGAATAACATGGCACAAGAAATTAGCCTTAAGTCGTTATTAGTACCCTCAAAAACAGTAGAAGTAGAATATCCAGGTATGTCTGATTTTACTATTAAACTTGGTTTTATGAGTCGTGAGACCTTAATTAACCTACGCAAGAAAGCTACTAAAAATACTTTTAAAAATCGTCAGGTTCAAGATGAGTTTAACGAAGACTTATTTTTGGAACTATATGTTGATGCAGCAATCAAAGGTTGGAATGGTTTGAAGTTTAATTACGTAAACTTACTAGTACCAGTTGATGTGTCTGCTTTTGACCCTGAAGATTCTTTAGCATACAGCAAAGAAAATGCTTTGATGCTTATGAAAAATAGTTCACAGTTTGACAACTTTATCAGTGAACAGGTAAACGATTTAGCAAATTTTACGACGAACAGTTAATTACTGTAAAACAACAGTTAATTAACTACCAGCAAAACAGTGCGATTGGTATGGCCAAGGAACAGTATTTTGATTTGTGCGAACAAATGGGAAATGCTCCTGTACCAGAAGAAATACCAATAGAACTACATGAATTCCCACTAGAAGTACAAGAAGCGCTTTGTATATATAAAACTTTGCGTGACGACTGGGAGTTTGTAGCTGGAACTTATTTAGGTAAAAAACTAGATACAGTATTCGATCTTTTTAGTGCTTATGGAATTCCTTCTGAAGATCATAGGACTTATTATGAGTTAATAGCTATGGTCGATTCAGTACGGATTGACGAAATGCGCAAGCAAACCAAAAAACCCGCCAATTAATTTTAGCGGGTTTTTTTATTACTAAAAAATTTTTGGGTT